AAAATTTGCAAATGAAAACGCCAAATTGTTTGGTATGACTAATACAAATATTTTAAAAATAATATCAGGAAAAACAATAGTATGGAAACATCTTTTCGACCAAATAGTAAATTCGAAATTTTAACTAAAGACGGTTGGTCCGATTTTGATGGTATCAGATCAGTTTTTAAAGAAAATATATTAGAATTAACTTTGGCTTCCGGAAAATTATTGGGATGTTCATCAGATCATAAAATTATGATTTCTGAAAATAATTTTGAATTTGTTTCTAATTTAAAAATTAATGACAAAGTTTGCGGCGAACCAATAATTTCTATAAAAAAATTACAACCGCAAATTGTTTACGATCCAGTTAACGTTTCAAAAAACAATGCATATATTTCAAACGAATTTATTAGTCACAATTGTGAATTTCTTGGTTCTTCCGGAACTCTTATCGCCGGTTGGAAATTAAAAGAATTAGTGCCAAGAGCCCCTATAGTTGAAAAAGAAGGTCTTATTCAATATTTCGCGCCAGAAAAAGATCATATGTATCTGATGATTTGCGACGTTTCTAGAGGTAAAGGATTAGATTATTCGGCTTTCCAATTAATTGATGTTACAAAGATGCCTTATCAACAAGCAGCTTTATATAGAAATAATGCTGTTACGCCTGTAGATTACGCTGAAGTTATTCATAGAGTAGCTAAAGCATATAACAACGCTTCTGTTCTTGTTGAAGTTAATGATATTGGAGAACAAGTTTCTCATACGCTACATTACGATTTCAGTTATGATAACGTTCTATTCACAGAAAATGCTGGTAGATCGGGTAAAAGAATCACCTCCGGATTTGGTGGAAAAGGCGTTGACAAGGGTATTAGAACTACCAAAATTGTTAAATCTATAGGTTGTTCTATTTTAAAACTTCTTGTTGAACAAAATCAACTTATAATTAACGATTTTCATACAATCGCTGAATTAGCCACGTTTTCTAAAAAAGGTACAAGCTACGAAGCAGAACCAGGATGTCACGATGATTTGGTAATGTGTTTGGTTTTGTTTTCTTGGTTGTCAGAACAACAATATTTCAAAGATTATACTAACATAAATACTCTGATGTCTTTAAGAGAAAAGACGGAAGAAGATTTAGAACAAGATATGTCACCATTTGGTTTTGTTTTTGATGGTAGGGATGAATACGACGAAACGATTGAAAAGTTTGTGCCCGATAGTTGGATGTGGAACGTAAATCAAGATTTTTAATAAATAAAAATAAATTATACCATAGAATCCCATAAAGGAGACCTTAAAAATGCCAGTTCAACTTAGCCCAGGTGTAAATGTTACCGAAATTGATCTTACTACAATTGTTCCTGCCGTATCCACTTCAACAGGCGCCATCGGCGGCGTTTTTGCTTGGGGTCCAGTCGGCCAGGCAGTTTTAGTTGATTCAGAACCAAATCTTGTTTCGAATTTCGGCGAACCTTCAAATCTTAACGCGGAAACTTTTTTCACAGCTGCTAACTTCTTAGCTTACGGAAATTCGCTTTACGTTTCTCGCGCTGCAAACACTGCAGGCGCAACACCAGCTCTTTCTTTTTATTCTAATTCAGTTTCTAGTTCTAATAGTAGCACTTTCATTGGTAATACAAGTCAGCTTACAAATGGAATGTACGTAGCTCAGTCAAGCAATAGTTCTATTGTTAGCGGTTCTTTGGCAACTACTATAACAGTTGTTAACTCTACAGCTATTAGTATTCCTTCGGTCGTAACAACTTCTAACACTCCTTTGAATCTTTATTTCGCAAACCCAGGTACAGCTTATACAGCAGTTGCTTTGGCTTCTAACTCAGCAGTTGTTGCCAACCTTGTTAATCAGATTGTCGTAAATTCTGATCATTATTACGCCAATTCAATAAATAATTTTGATTCAAACGTGCTTTATGTTGCGAAATATCCAGGAAATATTGGTAACTCATTAAGAGTTGCAGTTTGTGATTCGGCCACAGCGTTTTCTTCAAATATAGCTATTTCTGGTTACGCAAATACAACTTCTGCTTATGCAAATTCATCAACGGGTCATTCTTATACTGGTCTATTTACAACAAGTATCGGAAGTAACACAGCTTCTCTAGTATTGACCCCAGGACCTGGAGGTTTCGTAACAGAAACAAATGTTGCAGCTTCAGCGGTTTATAACGATTTCACTTTAGGTGATAATATAGTTGTTGGTAATAATTCTATTGGTTTTCAATATCTTTACATAACTAATATTTCTAATGTTGTAACTAATAGCAGCGCTTCTTCTATAAATTTCAATTTTCAGGCTCCATTAAGACTTCACACAGCTTATACATCAAATACTTCTGTACAGAGATATTGGGAATTTTATAACGCTGTTGGTACCGGTCCAGGACAGTCTCAGTGGGTTCAGAACAACGGAAATACAGCCGCTCAAGATCAGCTTTCGGTTGTAGTCGTTGATGATAACGGAATGTTCACTGGAACTCCCGGTACAATTCTAGAAACATATAAGAACGTTTCCAGAGCTTCAGACGCTCTTAACTTAGATGGTTCAACTAATTATTATGTAAACGTTATTAATAAAAATTCTAAATATATTTGGTGGGCTAACGATAGATCAGGAGCTGCTTCAGCAACTGCTGTGAATATTTCTTCATCAACTAATCTAAACCCTGGTGACTATATATTAACTCTAGGCGCTGACGGTTATTCAGAAACTACTGCTCCACTTTCTATTCTTGGCACAGCTTATAATCATTTCGCGAACAAAGAAAATATTCAAGTCGATCTAATCATGCAAGGATATCCTGCGGGAGCGGCTGGTCAAACTTATCAGCTTGCAAATTATATTATTGATAACATTACAACTCAAAGAATGGATTGTGTTGCTTTCATCAGCCCAGATAAATCTTTGATGCTTAATAATTACAATCAAGAAGCTACATCTATCGTTAATTGGGTTGCAAATAATCTACATTCAACGTCATATGCCGTTATTGATTCCGGTTATAAGTATCAATACGATAAGTATAATGACATCAATCGTTGGATTCCATTAAACGGGGATATTGCTGGTCTATGTGCCAGAACAGATCAAACCAACGCTCCTTGGTGGTCACCAGCTGGTCTTAATAGAGGTCAAATTAAAAACGTAATTAAGCTTGCTTATAATCCAGGTCATACAAGTAGAGATGTTCTTTATTCTAATAACGTTAACCCGGTTATTACGCTTAAGGGAACTGGTACTATTCTTTATGGCGATAAGACTTATCAGACTAAACCTTCGGCGTTTGATCGTATTAACGTTCGTAGATTGTTTATTGTTCTTGAAAGAGCTATTTCTATAGCTGCAAAGTATTCTCTATTCGAGTTTAACGATGCGTTTACACAAGCTCAGTTCAGAAACCTTGTTAACCCTTATCTAAGAACGGTTCAAGGACAGCGCGGTATCACTGATTATCTCGTTGTTTGTGATGCAACTAATAATACTCCTGCAATCGTTGATGCTAATCAGTTTGTTGGCGACATTTATATTAAACCAGCAAGAGCAATCAACTTCATTCAGTTGAACTTTGTGGCTGTGGCTACTGGAGTTCAATTCTCGCAAATTGTTGGTAATTACTAATAAATAGATAAGAACTCTAAGGGAGTAATATAAATGCCTTTTAATATTAACACATTCAAAACAAATGGTCTGGTATACGGTGGTGCCAGACCATCACTATTCAACATCACTCTATCAGTTCCTGCGGGTATTGGTATAGACAGCGTTTCTGTACAAAAGTTTACTTTGGTTGCTCGTGCCGCCGAACTTCCTCCTTCCCAAGTTTCTTCTTTCGACGTAGGTTACTTCGGCCGCAAGATTAAATTGGCTGGAGACCGCACTTTTACAGATTGGAATGTAACAGTAATGAACGATGAAGATTTTTCTGTTCGTTCAATGTTTGAACTTTGGTCAAACGCTTTAAATCGTCTTGAATCAAACGTTCGTGACGCAGCGATTGATACTGAACTTTATAAGACAGATCTTCAAATTGCTCAGTACGCCAAAACAGGCGAAATGATCAGAGAATATACAATGTACGGCGCTTTCCCAACTAATATTGGCGCTATCGCTCTTGATTGGGATACGCAAAATACTATTGAAACTTTTCCTGTTACCTTCGCTTATGATTATTGGCTTCCAACAGTTGAAACTTCTACAAAACAAGCTGGCGGTACAAATACTTATGAAGGCGCTGCAACTACAAATGGTCCTCTTGGACCGAATTGATATATAGTATATACAGTACTGTGAAAGGTAAATTTTAACATGGCAGAACTTTTTGGGTTTGAATTTAAACGTAAACAAGCACAGGAAACATTACCGTCGTTTGCTCCTAAAGATAGCGACGACGGTGCTGTTGTTGTAGCGGCTGGTGGTTCTTACGGTACATACGTAGACCTTGACGGCACGGTAAGAACAGAAGCCGAACTTGTTACAAAGTATAGAGAAATGGCTTTACAACCAGAATGTGATGCTGCGGTTGATGAAATTGTTAACGAATCAATGTCGATAGATGAACAAACCATCGTCGACATTAATCTTGATAACGTTAAAATATCAGATAATATCAAAAAAGTTATTAGAGAAGAATTTCATAATTGTTTGAAAATTTTAGACTTTAATAAACACGCTTACGATATCTATCGCCGTTGGTATATTGATGGTCGCCTATATTATCACGTTATAGTTGATCAAGCAAATCAAAAAGACGGTATTAAAGAAGTACGTTATATTGATCCACGTAAAATTCGTAAAGTAAGAGAAGTATCAAAAAAGAAAATTATGGCGGGAGGTGATAACGCTGGAGATGCAGTTATTCCTAAAACGATCAATGAATATTACGTATTCAACGATAAAGGTTTCAGTTACGGAAATAAAACTACGGGGCCAGCTACTACTGGTCTCAAAATTGCCAAAGATTCTATTTTACATATCACTTCTGGTTTGACAGATAATCAAGGCACTTTAGTTCTTTCTTATTTACACAAAGCGATTAAGGCTCTTAATCAACTTAGAACACTTGAAGACGCTTTGGTCGTTTACCGTTTAGCTCGCGCGCCGGAGCGCAGAATTTGGTATATTGACGTAGGTAACTTACCTAAAATGAAAGCCGAACAATACGTTCGAGACATTATGGTTAAACATAAAAACAGATTAATTTACGACGCCTCATCAGGCGAAGTAAGAGACGACCGCAAATTCATGACTATGTTGGAAGATTATTGGCTTCCACGTCGTGAAGGCGGAAGAGGTACGGAAGTTACTACCCTTCCGGGCGGTCAAACTTTAGGTCAAATGGACGACGTTTTATATTTTCAAAAGAAATTTTATCAAACGCTCAATGTGCCAGTAAGCAGACTCAGTTCAGATTCGTTGTTTTCTATTGGCAGAGCAACAGAAATTACTAGAGACGAATTAAAATTCGCTAGATTTGTTATACGTTTAAGATCAAAATTTTCTCAATTATTCATTAAAATGTTGGAAAAACAGCTGGTCCTCAAAGGCGTAATGACTATTGAAGACTGTGAATCAATTATTTCTGATATCAAATTTAATTATTCTAAAGACAATTATTTCACAGAACTCAAAGATAACGAAATCGAAGAAGGTCGCGCTAACCTTGCTCGTAACCTTCAGGATATGGTTGGTAAATATTATTCTCATGAATGGATTCGTAAAAATGTTCTTCAACAGTCAGAAGATGATATTGAGAAAATGGATGCTCAAATTAATGCGGAAAATCAAACAGGCGATCCGCGTTGGGTTAATCCTGCGATAGAAAATAATATACAATTACAACAGCAACAAAATATGGCGGCACAACAAGCGTCTGCAATGCAACAGCCTCAACAACAAGAAGGTCAACAGCCTCCTCAAGACAAAGATGCTCAAAAAAGAGAAGCTATTCGTCAGGCTATGGTCACAGTTGATCAAATGAAGAAAAAGAAAGGCAATCGCACTATGCAGGACGAAGCCAAATATAAAGCGGCTGTTCAAGTTGTTGCTAAAAACAGAGATTATATTAGACAAATGGGAATTGCTTCAAATCAGCAACAGCAGCCAGTTCAATAATAAGGATGATAATTAAATGACTGAAGATAATAAATATAATTTAGAAGATTTAATTACTAGCTCTTTAAATCAAAGACCAATTGATTTTAATGACGCTTTCGGTAATTTGATGAGAGATAGAATACAAATAGCTGTACAAAATAAAAAAATTGATATAGCTCAAAAAATTTATTCGAACGATAATTCGGAAATTAACACAGAGGAAGAAGAATAATGGAAAAGAAGCCTCTTAGAGATTTAGCCCCAAAGGGAAAACAAGATTACAAAGGTGTTAAAAAATCTTCTGTAGAGGCAGGTTCTACAGGTAAAGATCCTGGGGTTGATTACGAACCAAAACCAAAAAGCGAACAGGATTTTGTTGCAGCTCACAAAACTGAAAAACACGACGATCGTGTTGGTAATGGAGACGACGTATATAAAGGTTCTACAAAATACTCTATGAACGACAAAAGAATGAAAAACTTCGGTCATTCAAAGGGTAAAGACGAATCAGTTTATGAATCCAAAAAAATGGAATGTGAAGCTTGTGGAAAAATGTACGAAGGCGCAAAGTGTGAATGTGGTGGTATGGCCACAAAGAAAAAGTTGATCCTAGGTGGTAAAAAACTTGATGAAGTAATTACTAAAAAAACTCCTACAGGAGAAGTAATTAAAGATTTTGTTCATTCAAAAAATCCAAAGTTCGCAGGTAAATCTAAAGAAGAACGCATCCGCATGGCCCTTGGAGCTAAGTATTCTATGATGCGTAAAGAAGATATCGATGAAGCAAAAAACGTTGACGACACTCCTGAAGAAATTAGTATGGTAACAACAGAACTAAGAGCTATCGTAGCTAAATCAGAAGAACTTCTTAAAAAAATGCCATCAGGTATGCACATCGAACCTTGGGTTCAAGCAAAAGTTGCAATGGCAAAGGCTTCAATTGGTAGCATCCATGATTACATTCTTTATAAAGACGTTAAAGAAGAATTTGCTGAACCTATGCTTGAAGATGGAAAAACCAAAAAAGGTAAAAAGAAGGTTAAAGAAAATGCGCCTTCAGATACTCCATATAATCCAAACACAGTACCCAATCAATATGCTAATCGTAGCGCCGATGGTGCTGTAAACGTTTAAAGGTATAATTAAATATGTCAATTACGTATCCAGCAAGTACTAACAACTACACAATGAAGACGACTCGTCCTGAATCAGTTCTTTTGCCAAGTCGTGTTCGCGACGTTGTGGGCAGAATGAAAGTTTCTTTACATCAAAATATTTATGAAGCTGATTTCGAATACGGTACTCAGCCAATGCGTTGGGAAAATCTAACAGCCAACACCGCTTCTGCTGGATCTGCAGCAAATATTATGCATCTCGCTGGTATGGGCGGTGTTAGAATGCTCGTTGGTAACAATGCAGGTGATTTGACTATCCGCCAGTCTCGTCCTTACATGCGTTATCAGCCAGGCAAAACTATGTATATGGCAACCGCTATGAATTTTGGCGCGCCAACTTCAAACAATGTACAGCGCGTTGGTTTTTTTGATGACGGCAACGGTGTATTTTTCGAACAGGGTGTTGCAACTGCCAATAATCCATCAGGAATTTATTGTGTTATTCGTTCTGATGCAGGTACAGTTAATTTCAATGACGGCACATATACGCCAACAACTCCTGTAGATACTAAATTTTCGTATGAAAATTGGTATGGTGATCCAGTCGCCACACTAATTGATTGGACAAAAATTCAAATGCTTTGGATCGAATATGCTTGGTATGGCGCCGGGGCTATTCGTTGGGGTTGTCAGCTTAATGGCGAACCTTATGTTCTTCATGAAGTTGGTACTGGTAATTCTACTTACCGTGGAACGCCACAACAATTTCCATGGTCGCGCACAGGCAACTTACCAGTTCGTTATGAACAACGTAACATTGGAGCGACAACTGCAAATTCAGTACTAGTTCACTTCGGCGTATCAGTTATGGTTGAAGGTCGTAGAGACGACCAACGCGGATTTACTTATTCTTATGGTTTGCCTCCTGGTATAAATCGCAGAAATATTCCTGCCAATACAACACGTTATCCAGTTGTTTCCGTACAAATGAATCAGATTGGTAAGGTTGAATTTAGTGGCAATAGTTCTTCTAATAACATTGTTACATCTGGCGCTAATTCAACATATTTTTCAGTAAATGGAACTTCTGTTTGGACTGCAAATCAGTTTGTCGGAAGAGCAGTTTCTTTCCAAGGAACTGGTTCTTCTTCCAATACATTCGTAGGACGTATCGCTAACAATACAGCTAATTCTATTTACGTTACTGATATTGTTTCTAATTCTTCTCCATTATCGAATAACAGCACCGGAACATTTACTCCAAATAGCGCATACGCTTATCAAATTGGTCTTGTAAATCGTGGTCAAATTTTGCCACAACAGCTCGTTGTTTCTTCTGACGCCTCTGCGATTATTGAACTTATTGTAAGTACTGCAACAAATCCTGTATCACTAACTAATGCTACATTTACTCCTCTAAATACATTAGGTTCTTTCAATTCTCTAGCTTCCAGAGATTATACAGCTAATGTTGTTACCGCAAATACTGGCGAAGTTGTTTACGCATTTTCAGCACCAGCTGGTGGTTCCGGTCTACAGACTTTTGATTTGACTAACTTATTCGCTCTTTATAATAATATCAGAGGTAATGCTCCAGATATTTTGACTGTTGCTGTTTCTACAAATTCAACATCAACAAACGTTGCGGCGCATCTTATTGCGCAAGAAGCAATGTCATAAGGAACAAAAATGAAGTTAATAACAGAAGTATTCGAAGAAGTTGAATATCTTTCAGAAGCCAAAGAAGATGGCGAAAAAGAACATTATATTCATGGCGTGTTTCTTCAAGGCGATTTAAAAAATCGCAACGGAAGAATTTATCCAATTCATATTTTGGATAAAGAAGTTGGTCGTTATATGAAAGAAATGGTCAAATCAAGTCGCGCTTTTGGTGAATTGGGTCACCCTTCTGGTCCTTCAATTAACCTAGATAGAGTTTCTCATATTATTATAGATCTTAAAAAAGAAGGTAAAAACTATATTGGTAAGGCAAAACTTACTGATACGCCTATGGGCAATATAGCTAAAGGTCTTCTTAAATCTGGTGGTAAATTTGGTGTTTCTTCAAGAGGTCTAGGATCGCTTAAATCTGGTAAAGATGGAGCAATGGAAGTTCAAGACGATTATAGATTAGCCACTGCTGCTGATATTGTTCACGATCCTTCAGCCCCACACGCTTTTGTTGAAGGAATTATGGAAGGAGTTGATTGGCTTTATGATCCGGTTAAAGATACTTGGTACGAAGAAAAATTGATGAACACTAAAAAAGCGTTAAATAAAATGACTAGAAGTCAAATAGAAGAACAACAATTGGTTATTTTTGAAAATTATATAGCTTCGTTGACAGTAAAAACTACCCTAATATAAATAATTTTAAATTCTAATAAGGAGACCTTAAATGTCTGGAACCAACAAAAATCGTGAATTTGAAGAAATTCTTAGAGCTACTTTAGAAGAAGCCAAGAAAAAGAAGGCTAAGGCTAAAGATCGTGAGGAAGAAGAAGGCGAAGAAGAGGAAGAAGAAGGCGAAGAAGAGGAAGAAGAAGATTCTAAAGAATCTGACCGCGAACAAGGTTGGTCTAAGACAAACAAAGAATCTGAAAAGAGAGACGAAAAACAGGACGAAAAAGAAAACAAGGGTAAGAAAAGACCCGCTGCTTTCGGTAAAGTCGAAGAAGAAACAGCTGCTGCAGCTTCTCTTCACCCAGCCGCAAAGTCAATTGGTGATCCAAAGGCTCTTACTAAGTCAAAGATTGGTATGATGACAGGCATGATGCACATGATGAACGGCATGGGCAAAAATGACATGGTTGACTTTTTCAATAAAGTAATCGGCCTTTATGGTCCAAACAAAGATTGGGGCGTTGGCGATAAGTCAGGTTCAAATCAGTCTTCAATTGATATGCATCCTTCTCACGCTGTTTCCGCAAAGGGTCCAAAGACTAAGATGCCTATGCCAAAGCTTAATGTCAAAGAAGACGTTGAAGCTATGTTTGAAGGTCAAGAACTATCAGAAGAATTTAAAGATACTGCCGCAACATTGTTTGAAGCTGCTGTATCAGCGCGCGTTATAGCTGAGTCTGCTCGTCTTGAAGAAGAATTTGAAGCTCAACTTAACGAAAGCCTTGTTTCATTCAAAGAAGAAATTACTTCTAAGCTAGACACTTATCTAGATTACGTAGTTGAAAATTGGATGAAGGAAAACGAGGTTGCTATTGAATCAACACTTCGTAACGAACTTGCAGAAGAATTTATCGAAGGATTGAAGAATTTGTTCGCTGAGCACTACATTTCTGTGCCACAGGAACAGGTTGATGTTCTTGAAGCTCTTGCCGATAAGGTAAATGAACTTGAAGAAAAACTTAATGAAACAATTTCTGAAAACGTAGAACTAAAGAATATTGTTGTTGAAGAATCAGCAAAGGATATTTTTGAAGAACTCGCTTCCGACCTTGCACTAACACAGCAGGAAAAGTTCGCGGCTCTCGCTGAAGGAATTGAATTCGACGGAGATCTTGGAATTTATGAAAAGAAATTGAAGATCATCAAGGAAAACTATTTTAGACAGGAACAAACTACTTCAACAAACATTCAAGAAGAAACTTTTGAAGGTGAAGTAGGAACTGTTGTAAATATTGATCCTGCCGTTAACCGTTACGTTCAAGCTCTTGCAAGAACAGTTAAGAAGTAAAAAACTAAATTTTATAAATAAATTGAAATAACTTAATTAACCCGAAAGGAAAAATAAATGTATCTAGCTGAGGAAATTCAAAATAAGTGGGCTCCAGTTCTTGACCATGACGCTCTTGGCGTTATCAAGGATCAGCACCGCCGTTCTGTAACTGCAATGATGCTCGAAAACACTGAAAAGGCTCTAGCCGAATCAGGAGCTCACGGCGGTTATCAGACTCTTACAGAAACATCGTCACTACTTCCAGTTAACGCGATGGGTTCTTCATCGTCAACTGCTGGCGCTGGTGGTATCGATACTTTCGACCCAGTATTGATTTCTCTTGTACGTCGTGCAATGCCTAACCTCATTGCTTATGATATCTGCGGCGTTCAGCCAATGACTGGTCCTACTGGACTTATCTTCGCAATGCGTTCACGTTACGCTAACCAGACTGGTACAAACGGTCTTGCTAACGGCCAGAGCCAAGATAACGAAACTTTCTACAACGAAGTTAACACAGCCTTCACTGGCGAAGGTGGTCTTACTGGCGTTAATCCAAATACATTTGGTCAGGGCTTCCTTGGTACTATTCCTGGTGCAACTAATACTTCACCACTTACAGCTACCAACACTTATAACACTGGACAGGGTATGTCAACATCACAGGGCGAATCTCTTGGTGTTGATTCAGGTAACGCTTTCCCACAGATGGCCTTCACAATTGAAAAGGTTACTGTAACTGCTAATACTCGCGCTCTAAAGGCAGAGTATACAATGGAACTCGCACAGGACCTTAAGGCAATTCACGGTCTTGATGCTGAAACAGAACTTTCAAACATTCTTTCAGCTGAAATTCTTGCTGAAATCAATCGTGAAATTGTTCGTACAATCAACATCACAGCTGTTCCTGGTGCTCAGCAGAATACAACTACTGCAGGTGTATTCGACCTAGATACAGACTCAAATGGCCGTTGGTCAGTTGAAAAGTTCAAGGGTCTTATGTTCCAGCTTGAACGTGAAGCTAACTTTATCGCTCGTACAACTCGTCGTGGTAAGGGTAACATCGTTATCTGTTCTTCGGACGTTGCTTCCGCTTTACAGATGGCCGGTGTTCTTGATTACGCTCCTGCTCTTAACTCAAACAAGTTAGAAGTTGATGATACTGGTAATACTTTTGCTGGTGTTCTTAACGGTCGTCTAAAGGTTTATATTGATCCATATGCTATCGGTGGTAACTATATCACTGTAGGTTATAAGGGTTCATCAGCCTTCGACGCTGGTCTATTCTATTGCCCATACGTTCCTCTACAGATGGTACGCGCAGTTGATCAGTCAACATTCCAGCCAAAGATTGGTTTCAAGACTCGTTACGGCGTTGTTGCTAACCCATTTGCTCAGGGTCTAACTAAGGGTTCTGGTGCTCTTGCTATTAACACTAACGTTTATTACCGTCGCGTAATCGTCAACAACTTGATGTGACGGCCCCTTTTTGGCTTTAATTTTTAAACTAAATATACCAGGGGCTTCGGTCCCTGGTTTTTTTATTGTCTGTCGCGGATCGGCAAATCCCACAGACTCTATATCTAACAAGGAGATACAGCAATGTCAAAAGAGAAATACGGTTTTGTTTATTTATGGTTCGACCGTAAACACAAAAGATATTATATTGGATGTCATTGGGGAACAATTGACGATGGATATATCTGTTCCTCGAATTGGATGCGAAAGTCATATAGAAAAAGACCTCAAGATTTTAAAAAAAGAATTATAAAAACTGGATTATCTAGAATTGGAATGTATATCGAAGAACAACGATATCTTGATATGCAAAAACCAGAAGAAAAAAAAATAAGATATTACAATCTGTATACTAAAAACGGAAATTTATGGCATCAATACCCAGAATCCGTTAAAACAATTGGACAAAAAATATCATACTCAAAAACCGGCAAAAGTGTTCCTGCTCCGCCCGAAAGAGGCGCTAAAATTTCAAAAGCTAAAAAAGGTAAATTGCTTACCGAAGAACACAAAGCTGCTTTACGTGGTATCAAAAAGAAACCGCACACAGAAGAGTGGAAGCAGCAGAATTCAGAACGCATGAAAGAACAATGGAATAATGGAATAAGAAAAAGAGCAGAACCAAGAAAAACAATGAGTAGAGAAGAACAAGATAAATTGTGTTCACAACAACTTAAAAATAGATGGGCTGATCCAGTATGGGCTACTAAACAAAAAGCAAAATTAAAAGAAGCTTGGGAAAAACGTAAAAATATAAATACATTATAATAAGACGG